TCTTTGTCCGGACGGATCCGGCAGGAAACATCAAACCGGACAAAGAAAAATCAACCGAGCGGATTGATGGGGCCGTGGCCACCATTATGGCGCTGGACCGGGCGATTCGTTGTGGTGGGAATATTGGTGGGAGTGTTTATGATGAGCGAGGGATATTGATATTGTGATGTATAAAAATTCAAATCAGCAATAGCGCGTGAATGATAGTTACGCTTATTCTGCCTAAAATCATTGACTTCTGCACAATTAGTTGATAATATTATGCAGAAAGAGAATCGTTTATGCAGAAAGGAATCGAAAATGCGTAAGTTTGATTATACAAAAATACCTGATGAATTGATGCATTATGAGTTAATGAATTTAGTTTCAGCAATTCATGAATATAAGGGAAAGCAGGAGTTGTTTATTGAAGCAAAACCCGATATCCTTGAGTCTATGCTGGAAATTGCAAAGATTCAAAGTACTGGTGCTTCAAACCGAATAGAAGGTATTTATACATCCGATGAACGTTTGGATGCACTGGTAAAATTAAAGGCTGAGCCACAAAACCGATCAGAGCGTGAAATTGCCGGTTATCGGGAAGTGTTAAGTTTGATTCACGAAAACTACGATCACATTACCCCAAACACAAATGTTATCTTACAATTACATCGAGACTTATATCACTTCAGTCCGTCTTCAAGTGGTGGAAAATTTAAAAATTCAGATAACATTATTGCTGAAACCGATGTAAGTGGAAAACGTAAGGTAAGATTTCAACCGCTTTCTGCATTTGAAACACCTGACGCAGTCGATCGTTTAACGACGACTTTTATTGAAGCAGTGAACGCTGATAAGTATGATCCGTTGCTGTTAATTCCAATGTTTGTGCTGGATTTTCTTTGCATCCACCCTTTCAATGATGGAAACGGGAGATTGAGCCGATTGCTGACCTTACTGATCTTATATCGCTCCGGATATATTGTCGGGAAATATTTGAGTATTGAAATGATTATCGAAAATACCAAAGAAACCTATTATGAGGTGTTATATGACAGCTCAATTGGATGGCAGGAAGAAAACAAC